TGACTTTTGTCACATTGCACCAACGCGTCATCTTTCTACGTTTGTAAACAATCAATCACATCACCTACTCCTTGCCCATCTCGTTGAAGAAGACAAGGAGTACACTAGGTTCTATCGTAGTGGTCGCAACCTAGCTGATACCTACATTCTCGACAACTCTGCTTTTGAAATGTACAAGCAGGGTCGTGAGATGTATCCATCCGACAAGCTGATTGATATGGGTAAGCAGGTCGGCGCAGACTACATCGTTATGTCTGACTATCCCGGTGAGAAGGGATTGAAGACTATCAAGGCAGCTGAACAGCTTGCACCTAAGTTCCGCGAAGCTAAGTTCGGAACGTTCTTCGTACCTCAATCAGAGATTGGGGACATCGAAGACTACATTGCAACCTTTGCATGGGCTGCTACTTCTCCTCTCGTAGACTACATTGGTGTATCGATCCTTGGTGTTCCTAATGCTTACGGCGTGGAGAAGGACAACAAGCTGCAACGCTACGTCAGTCGCTATACGATGATGCTTGAGCTACAGCGTCGCGGTATTCTTTGCATGGCTCGCCGTAACAGCAAGAAGATCCACTTCCTTGGTATGGTCGATGGACCAAACGAGATCGATCTATGTGGTCGCTTTAACATCGATACGTGGGACTCTTCTGCAGCTATCTGGGCTGGTCTTAACAACATTTCTTTCGATACATCACCTACAGGGTTAATTGACGGCAAGTACGAGAAAGAAGTTGACTTTAACTTCAATACGTTAGATAAGGTAAAGATCGAGTTAGCCAAAGCAAATATGAAGTACATCAATGATCTATGTGAGGAATATAGCAATGAAAAATGTGAATCAGGCTGGTAACATCCAGTATAAATATACCGAGAATTCGATCCTGCAAGAAGTGCAGGCATACATCGACTCAACCTACGGACAGCATTATGTCGGCAACGGCGAAGTACAGACCGTAGACTTCTGGGAGTCACTCGGCTCCCTCGACACCACCGCCCGGGATACAGCAATCAAGTATCTGGCCCGCTTCGGAAAGAAGGGTGGTAACAATCGCAAAGACCTTCTCAAGGCTATTCACTACATCGTGCTTATGATGTATGCAACACGTGAGGAAACACAATGAAACACATCTCGGGACCTAACTCTAGGTCATCCCTAACCTACGTACAAGAGCAAGATGTTCAACCTAACGCTGTAGACCTTCGTCTCGGTAAGGTGTTCTTGATTCGTCCCAATACCTTTATCATCGATGAGACAGATAAGACTCATCGTGGCTCCGTAGAGCTAACACCAGATGTAAATGGCTGGTATACGCTCCGGGAAGGACACTACGAAGTAATTATGGAAAACGTCATTGAAGTTGGCGAAGGCGAAGCTGGGTGGGTCATCACTCGTTCGACTCTCAACCGCAATGGCGTTTTTCTCACCTCCGGACTCTATGACACTGGCTACCATGGCGTAATGGCTGGTGTTATGCATGTTACGTGTGGTCCAATGAAGATTCAACGCGGCACCCGTATCGGGCAGTATTTGTCGTTTGAAGCCGAAGCTCTTCACAATTATGATGGCTCGTACGGTATCGGTAAAGAGCACGATGCAAAGTACGGCGAAGTCGAAGCTGCAGCTTTTGCAGCAGAAGAAGAAGCTACTCCTGCTAAACCAAAGCGCGGCCGTGGCCGTCCACCAAAGAATAAGGAATAATTATGGGTATTGAGATTAAAGTTCCAATTGAGCAGCTTCGCGAACGCAAGCTCTTCGTAGCAGCTCCAATGTATGGTGGTCAGTGCGCTGGTATGTTTGCCCGCTCCATCGCCGACTTGTCTGCTCTTTGTACACACTACGGCATTCAGGTTCGTTTCTACTTCCTGTTTAACGAATCGTTGATCACTCGCGCACGTAACTACTGTGCTGATGAGTTTGTTCGCTCTGGCGACACTCACATGATGTTCATTGACTCCGACATCGGCTTCAATGCTAACGACGTTATCGCTCTACTGGCTCTTCAAAGCGATGACTCGGAATACGACGTTCTTGCAGGTCCATATCCTAAGAAGTGCATCTCGTGGGAAAAGATCAAGATGGCTGTCGATAAGGGCTTCGCAGATGAAGATCCGCAGAACCTAGAAAAGTTTGTTGGTGACTATGTGTTCAACCCAGCTAATGGTACGAATGCTATCCCACTCGGCGAGCCTGTAGAGGTTCTCGAAGCTGGTACTGGCTTTATGATGATCCGTCGTGAGACACTGATCAAGTTCCAAGAAGCCTATCCACATCAGATGTACAAGCCTGATCACGTTCGCACAGAACACTTTGATGGCTCACGTGAGATCATGGCGTTCTTCGATACACCAATCGATCACAAGCGTACAAACATCAACGCAGAGCTCAAGTTGTGGCTGGAGAAGAATCCAGATGCCTCACATGATCAGATCGTACAGTTTGTAGCTAACCCTGATCTAGATGCATCGCGCGAATACTCGAAGCGTTATCTCTCAGAGGACTATATGTTCTGTCAGTGGGTTCGTAATGCTGGTATGAAGGTATGGTTCTGCCCATGGATGCAACTACAACACGTCGGCATGTACGTCTTCGGTGGTAGTCTTGTAGACTTGGCTCAGATCGGTGCAGCTGCAACAGCTGACGTCGGACAGCTCAAGAAGAACCAAAAGAAGTAAGATTGAGGATATTATATTATGAAGTTTAATCAGCGAACCATTCAAGTCCTCCGTAACTTTTCATCGATCAACCCGTCCCTGATTTTCAAGCCAGGGACGGCGATCGCTACAATCTCACCATCTAAGACTGTGATGGCTAAGGCAGTAGTAGATACGGAGTTCCCATCTTCCTTTGCGATCTATGATCTAGCTCAGTTCCTTGGAGCTGTGTCTATGTTCGAAGATCCAGAGCTTAACCCAACTAAGGACGCAATGGAGATTGTACGTGGCACTGAAAAGCTACGCTACAAGTTCTCTGAGCCATCGTTGATCTATGCTGCGCCAGAGAAGGAAGTTCGTCTTCCGACTCAGGATGTAGAGTTTGAATTGAAGAATGAAATCCTCACACGTACACAGAAGGCTTTGTCAGTCATCGGTGCACCAGAGATCGCCTTCACAGGTGATGGGGAATCGATCTATCTCGAAGCTCTGAACACTAAGAACTCGGGTGACTCTGCCTATCGTGTTAACGTTGGCACCTCCGACAAGAAGTTCCGCTTCATCTTCCTAGCAGAAAACATGAAGCTCCTACCGGGTGACTATACGGTCGCCATCTCCTCTAAGGGCCTTTCCCACTTCAAGGGTGAGGACGTTGAGTATTGGGTTGCTGTTGAACAGCACTCTACATTTGAGGGTTGAATCTATTTAAATTATAAATAGGACTATATATTTCAACACGAAAAGTATAGTCCCATTATGATTTATCTTATAACTAACACCATCGACGGTAAACGTTACATTGGCAAGACATCACGCTCTATCGAACAGCGGTGGTATGAACACTGCAAAAACGCTGAGTATGGTCACGATACGTATCTATACAGAGCCATACGTAAGTATGGGAAAGATGCGTTTACTATAGAGCTTCTTACATACGGGCTTGATGAAGAAGAGATCCAACTCATCGCCGAGCACAAGCCTGAATACAATATGACAACCGGAGGAGATGGTGGCAATACATCATCAAGTCCTAATTATGTTACTGCTATGGCGCGGCGCTCGTATGTGGGAGAGCTTAATCCCAACTATGGAAAGCGTGGGACTAACAGCCCAAACCACGGCAAGAAAAGAACTCAAGAGCAGAAAGATCGCATTGCCAATAGCGATTACCTGCGCACTAAGCGTAGACCTGTAATGATAGATGGTGTATATTATGAATCTGTGCTCAAGGCTGCAAGAGCTTTGGGCCGAAGTGAAAGATATGTGAGGCTACATGATGAATACAAACAGCTATGTTCTGACAGAATTCCTCTGGACGGAAAAATACAGGCCCAAGACTATCGAGGAAACTATCCTCACTGCTGACCTCAAGCAGACGTTTCAACAGTTTGTTGATCAAGGTAACATTCCAAACCTACTACTCAGTGGTCCTGCAGGATGTGGTAAGACTACGGTCGCTCGTGCTATGCTCGAGCAGCTTGGCTGCGACTACATCGTAATCAACGGATCGATGAATGGTAACATCGACACTCTGCGCAACGACATTAAGAACTTTGCGTCGTCTGTATCACTAACAGGCGGTCGTAAGTATGTCATCCTCGATGAGGCTGATTACCTTAACGCTCAGTCCACCCAACCAGCACTTCGTAACTTCATGGAAGAGTTCTCGAAGAACTGCGGGTTCATTATGACGTGCAACTTCAAGAACCGTATCATCGATCCGCTTCAATCTCGTTGCTCGGTTATCGACTTCAAGTTCTCGAAGA